CTTGGCATGAGGGTAGGTACCCAGAATCTGCGCGATATCCGCAAGTTCAGCCGACAGCCATGAGCCTGCGGAGGTCGAAGTCAGCGGACCGACAAGGTCGATGGCACGGGCGACACGGGCGAACTCGCCACGGTGACCGCACTGGATGCCAGACCAGACATGCGCCAACTCATGCGCGAGGACGGCGAGGACATCCAAGGGACGGTCGAGGATGGGGTTGATGAACACCTCGAAGGTGCCATCCGCGCTGATGGACGGGTCGAAGGCCTGACCCAGTGCCACCTTGCCGGTTCGCGACCCACGGTAGCCGATGGGGAACCCACAGGCGACACGGTATCGACGCTGCTCCCACTGCGCGGGTTCAATCCCTGCGCGGGGGAACACTTGGTGCTGAAGGGCGACGGCGGCAGCAGCAAGCCACGGTTCGCGTTCGGTGAAGTTCGTCATGCGTTGTCTCCAGTGTTGCGGATGCGGTCAGAAATTGACCGCACAGATGTAACGGTTCAGTTGCGTGATGGCTTCATCGATGTCGGCAAGCGCGGCAACCTTCTTGTTAGCCGAGGTGCGCTCGTCGTTTTCGATGCGGTCGGAGTAATAGTGAAGCGCCCATCGAACCAGATTGGCTTGCGAGAACGAGAGGGTCAGGTTGCAGGTGTCGTTGGTGTTCATGTCTGTTGCTCCTGTTGGTGACTCACCGCAGCACCCCGTGGGATGCTCTGGTCAGTCGAAGGCGTTTTCCGGTTGATTGGGCAGCGTCAGACTGTCGGGCGACTCGCGAGATGTCGGTCATCGTCTTCAACCCTAGGCTTCACCGCTGCTTTAGGCCGGGTTCCCGCTTCAGGGAACCGCCGGGCTGCTTGCGCACATCCGGCACCAGAACCTCTTACCTCGTCGGTGCGCCGTCTGGGTGCGCTCTGGAGCGTTGCCGCTGCCAGTGATGCGAACTGTAGACTACACCAATACACCTGTCAACAATTATTTCCGTTTAAAAGGACACAAGTACACCAAGTCATTGATTTTCGGTCGAATTTAGTTTGCGTTTAATCGGGCGCGGCGGTACTTTCAGACCCGAAAACAGGGTGACAAAGGCACAAGACCACGCATTGCGTAGTCAAAGAATTACCGAATCACGGCAAAACAAGGGAAATCAGATCGAATGGCAGGCATACGAGACCAGTACGGGTTGACACCGAAACAGCGGAAATTCGCGGAGAATCTCGCAGATGGCATGACGCAGTCAGATGCATACAAGTTCGCCTACGACGCGACGGACATGCAGGGCGACACGATTCGCAACAAGGCAAGCGGATTGGCGCAACGGGGCGATATCAGGGCGGCGGTAGATGCGTTGATGGGGGAGAGGATGCGGCTAATGGAGGTCAAGGGAGTCTCCGACCGCTCCAAAGTGGTGGGTCTGCTACGCCAGTTCGCTGAGGACGATGCTCGTCCTGACCATGTACGGCTCCGTGCCGTCGAACTCTGGGGAAAGACCTGCGGTGCGTTTGTCGAGGTCATCGAGGACAGGCGTGAGCGTCCTGCTGCCATGGTCGCGGTGGAACTTGAGCGACGACTGGGTGCGCTGCTGTCAGCCGCTGCGCCTCAAGTGACCGTAATCGACATGCTGCCGGAGCGTTTAGACGATTCGGGTGATGACGATGATGGTTCCGGGGACATCGACGATGACGCTGCGAGTGACGCAGCGGGTTCCGGGGATGATGAAGCGCACGGTCTAATCGCACACGCGCCCGTGGGGGGTTAAACGCAGGCGCATGCGCGGTCTAAACGCGCACCCGCACCCCCCTGTGTGCGCGACCGTACCCGCGTACCCTGTATATACGATTTCACTCAAACGATTACCTAGTTTCCATCGCATACATGTTGCTGATACGCAACATTTCTACGATTTCACTCACTGGATCCCCTACTTTTGCCACTATATGTATCATTTACGCAACAATATGTGGGTAGGGGTAGGGGTTAATGTTCCGTAAGTTCCTGTTTTGTATGGAATTTGTGGGGAAAATGCGTGTAGAAAGGGGGTGTAGGGGTGTCAGGTGAAAATTTTTTGCAAAAAATTTAGCATTTATGGTGTATTTCCTATTGATTTTCCCTAATTATTGTGATACAATCGGAATTGTTATAAAGGATTGCGAGTCGAGGGACTGACTAAAGGTGAACACGAGCAATCCATACATCGGAGTGATGCGTTAAAGGGGATATTGTAAGGGAATATTGTAGTGTCAATCGCTACACCCCCCTTTTGAGGGGGGGGGTTCGCGAAGAGGTGATAGGGGAGACGACGCGAAGACGAAGTTGTGATGAAACGGGGGCTATTGTCCCTGCATTTTGAGGTACATTTGATGCATATCACTCAGGAAAACCTTCCTAGAATCATGGGTTTAGTCAAAACCCTACCTGAGGATCAGCAGAGAGAGTTCTTTGGGCTTCTTGAGGAGTATGAGAAGGCCAAGACGAAGGAGTTGTCTCAAGAGAGTTTCATTTCTTTCGTTCATAGGGTGTGGCCCGGATTCATTTCGGGTCGGCATCACAAGATCATGGGTCAGAAGTTTGAGGAAATCGCTTCTGGCAAACTCAAGAGACTGATCATTTGTATGCCACCCCGGCATACCAAGTCTGAGTTTGGGTCTTTCTTGTTCCCGGCATGGTTTCTGGGCAAGTTCCCCCAGAAGAAGGTGATTCAGTCCTCTCACACTGCGGAACTGGCGGTTGGGTTTGGTCGTAAGGTCCGTAACTTGGTGGATTCGGAGGACTACCGGGCTGTATTTCCTGATACCTCCCTTCGGGCGGACTCCAAGGCGGCAGGTAGGTGGAGTACCTCCAAGGGGGGTGACTATTTCGCCATCGGTATCGGCGGTGCCGTCACCGGTAAGGGTGCTGATCTTCTGATCATCGATGACCCCCATGATGAACAAGAGGGTCAGTCTTCGGATCCTGCCGTGTTTGACCATGCGTATGAGTGGTACACCTCCGGACCCCGCCAGCGTCTTCAGCCGGGTGGGGCTATCGTGGTGATCTGTACCCGTTGGTCGAAGCGGGATCTGGTGGGGCAGGTTCTCAAAGCATCCGCCCAGAGAGGTGGGGATGAATGGGAAGTCATTGAGTTCCCGGCAATCCTCCCTTCTGGCAAACCCCTGTGGCCTGAGTTCTGGCCCTTAGAGGAACTGGAGGCTATCCGGGAGGAAATCCCTACCCATAAATGGCAGGCCCAGTACCAGCAGAATCCTACCTCCGAAGAGGGCGCACTGATTAAACGGGACTGGTGGAAGGTCTGGGAGCAAGACAGACCCCCACAGTGTCAGTTTTTGATCCAGTCATGGGATACCGCGTTCCTGAAGAAGGAGCGATCGGACTACTCAGCCTGTACCACTTGGGGTGTTTTCTACCATCCGGACGGGTCGGGGGCGATGCAGTCGAACATCATCCTCATGGATGCCCATAAGGAGAAGATGGAGTTCCCCACCCTCAAGAAACGGGCATGGGAGTTGTACAACTACTGGAAGCCCGATGCCCTGATTGTGGAAGCCAAGGCGGCAGGTACCCCCCTGATATTCGAACTGAGGGCAATGGGTATCCCCGTATCGGAATACACCCCGTCACGCGGTAATGATAAAGTTGCCCGTGTAAACGCCATTGCGGATCTGTTCTCCAGTGGCAGGATATGGCGACCCAACACCCGCTTTGCAGAAGAAGTGGTTGAGGAATTTGCGTCTTTTCCTGCCGGAGAGCATGATGACTATGTGGACTCAGGGACGCAGGCTCTCCTACGCTACCGCAAGGGAGGGTTCATCTCCCTCCAGTCTGATTACAAGGATCAGCCAGTCTACAAACGAAAGGCTTCTTACTACTAAGGATTTAAACGATGAAGAACAAAACTGCTAAGAGCGAGAAGATGGAGGCTCCGAAGAGCCGCAAGCAGCCGAAGGATGTCCTGAAGGGCAAGATGAAAGGTCTCGGTAAGCCGGTGATGGTCGGTGGTGCCATGCGTTCTAAGGCTATGTACAGAGACGGCGGCATGACTTGCGGAACCTCTGGTACTGCCCGTGGTATGGGTGCTGCCGTGAAGGGCGGCAAGTTCCGCGACCTGTAAGGAGAGAGAGATGGCGGTTGATCGCGCTTTGATGCCCTTCCCCACGGGAGGGATGTCCATGGAAGTGGCGGTCGGTTCGCCGTCTGAGTCCATCGTTGTGGAGTTGCCGGACGGTGGGGTGGAGATCAGTCTTTCCCCGGAACCTGCTCCTGAGCCGGGTCACAACGAGAACCTTGCGGAGTTCATCCCCGATCAGGTGTTGAACAACATCGGGAACGATCTTTCGACCTTGTACGAAGCAGACAAGGATTCTCGCAAGGAATGGGAAACGACCTATATCAAGGGTCTTGATCTCCTAGGTCTGAAGATTGAGGATCGAACAGAGCCATGGCAGGGAGCCTGTGGTGTATTTCACCCCATGCTCTCTGAGGCGATCGTTCGGTTCCAAGCCCAGACCATCCAAGAGATCTTCCCTGCCAAGGGTCCAGTACAGACCAAGATCCTTGGTGAATCCACCAAAGAGCGCATCGAGCAGGCTCAAAGGGTTCAGGAATACCTGAACTATCTCCTGACGGAAAAGATGAGCGAATATCGCTCAGAGACGGAGAAGATGCTCTTCTCGTTGGCGCTCTCTGGTGCAGCGTTCCGCAAGGTTTACTTCGATCCTTCACTCGGTAGACCCGCTTCGAACTTCGTTCCGGCAGAGGATTTCGTGGTTTCTTACGGAGCCAGCGATCTCACCAACTGTGAACGCGCCACCCATTTGATGAAGAAGACCTACAACGAGATCAGGAAGTTGCAGGTCTCCGGGTTCTATTCTGATATCTCTCTCCCTCCTCCAGTGCCTGACACGAGTCAGATCCAGAAGTCCTACGACAAACTGAACGGTGAGTCGAAGGGCATGGAACTCGATTCGCGTTACACCCTTCTGGAGATGGTGGTCGATTACGACCTGCCCGGATTCGAAGACACTGATGAAAACGGTGAACCCACCGGAATCGCGCTTCCCTATGTCATCACGGTAGACAAGTCTTCCCGTCAGATCCTCGCCATCCGCAGGAACTGGTACGAAGACGACCCGCTCAAGAAGCGCCGCCAGCACTTCGTTCAGTACACCTACATCCCCGGACTTGGCTTCTATGGGTTCGGGCTTGTCCATTTGGTGGGCGGACTCGCCAAGTCTTCGACATCCATCCTCCGTCAGTTGGTGGATGCCGGAACCCTGTCCAACCTTCCGGGTGGACTCAAGACCCGTGGGCTGAGGATCAAAGGAGACGATACGCCCATCATGCCGGGAGAGTTCCGGGATGTGGATATTCCGTCCGGAACCCTGAGGGAGAACATCACCTTCCTCCCCTACAAGGAACCTTCGGGTACCTTGTATCAGTTGCTTGGAAACATCGTGGACGAAGGCCGCAGGTTCGCCTCTCAGGCGGACATGAAGGTCGCGGACATGAACGGCGAGGCTCCTGTCGGAACCACCTTGGCAATCATCGAAAGGTCGATGAAGGTCATGTCTGCCGTTCAGGCCCGTTTACACGCCTCGATGAAGAAGGAACTGAAACTTCTTTCTCAGTTGGTCTATGACTACGGCCCCAGCGAATACCCCTACGATATTCCGGGTAAGGAACTGACCAAGGAAGATTTCGACGATCGTATCGATATCATCCCTGTTTCAGATCCCAACGCCGGAACCATGGCGCAGCGGATCATGAAGTATCAGGCCGCGCTCCAGTTGGCGGCTCAGGCACCCCAGTTGTATGACCTGCCCCTTCTGCATCGTCAGATGATCGAGGCTCTTGGGATAGCGGATTCGCAGGAAGTCCTCCCGGATAAGGCCAATATCCCCATCACAGACCCTGTGACGGAGAACATGAACGCCTTGCAGATGAAGCCCATCAAGGCTTTCATCTATCAGGACCACGAGGCCCATAT